TATCTTGTCGCGCAGGTTTTTGATTTCTGCATCCTTTTCGGCCAGTGTCTTTTTGAGTTTCGATATCGCGGCCTGCTGGCCGGCAACTATCTCTATATAATCCTTCTGTCCTTTATCGCCTGCCGTTGATAGTTACACCGCCCTCGTATAACCTTCAGCGATAACGCATACGGTCCCTGCGCCGCTCGCATCGAACGTCAGGGATTTATTAGTCGTCAGCTGCACCGGCCGTTCGCGAAGGTCCATGGGATATGTCCCTGCCGCCCCGCCGAGAGGTCCGATCTTATCACCTTCTACCGAGCCCGGCCCCGTCTCGCCGGAACCGACCGTAACGGTAATCGCATCACCGATATGGATTATCAGTCTCTCGATAACCAGGGCATACCCCGCCCCGGGTGCTGCGACAATCTCCTCGCACCCGGAGGCGTCGGCACTGGTGGCACTCTTGAAAAACGGGGTAACCGCCTGGTTAATAAAATTTTCCCTCTTCGCACCCGGTGTTAATGTAGTAACTGTAACAGCCATTATTCAGTCCCTTTAAATTACTGGTTCTTAAATTTTTCAACCGCCTTCACATAATCGAGTTTGACCTTGAATCCTGTCGTATCGATTCCGTTTTGTGCGGTAAATCTTTTTAACTGATTCACGGTAGTATCCGCGTATTTCCCCAGCAGTATTTCATCTTCATCCTGCGGCTTGGCGGATACCTGCGGTGTTATTACCGCGGTCTCTGACGCCGGTGAGTTCGACTGGCTCAGCACAGGACGGCCGTCGGCCGTCTCGACTTTCGGCTGGCTCTTTTTCAAATTTACAATTCGGCCGTATCCTTTCCTGACCATGGACTCGGCGGTATAATCCTCGACCGTCACCGTTTCGCCGGCCTCGAAGCCTGACCATTTCTTTTCCAGTAAAACACTAAGCATTTTTACGTTTGCCATTTTTATTCAATCCTTCCTGTATTTAGTTTTAAGGTTTCAGGTCTCAGTTATCAGCCTTCAGCTTTGCTGGCACCTGATGTCTGACAGCTACATTGCTATCTCCAGACATTCTCCGGGCGGCCTTTATCGTGGAATTCGCCCGTATTCTGGTATACCGGCTGCATATCCTTTCCCGGCCACTTCGCCATTAATTCCAAATGTCCCACCGGAATACGGTTGGCCAGAAGAACAGTCTTTTTATATGCTTCCAGTTTCTTCCAGAAATATATGTCATCATCCACCCTGCCCGGTCCCCACTGACCGTCGTTATTCGGCTGGGCCTGGAACCATGGGTGCGGGATATCCAGCAGGTCCTTCACCCTAAGTGCCGTCAGACCGAAATGGCCGCTGGCTATCTTGACAGTCTCTGCCTCGAGAAGTTCAGTTAACGGCACATCCTTTCGGACCTGGCCGCTGGCTGTCTTCATACTCATCAGGACAGGGAACCCCCCGCGGCCGCGCTGGACGGGCACCACCGCCGCAGCCTCGGGGTGAATATAGAGCAGTCTCAAAATATCCTCGACATCGGTCTTACTGAATATGGTATCATAATCGATTGTTACAATAACCTCGTAGCCGGCGTCGATAATCTGCTGCATTCCACGCTCGAGGCATTGCCCCCAGAAGGCGCCCTGGACATTTATCACGGGAATCCTTAAAGCGAACATCGCCTGCTGGCAGCAGGTCGAGTTGTCCATGAACCCCAGTCTCGGCACGCTCATAACCGCCGCTACCTTCATCTGGCCCATACCGGATGATATCTGTGTTGTTATCTCCGCCGGGTGGTATGCCGGGTGCTCTTGTGGGTCTTTTGTCCCCGATGCGAACCCGCGGCACTGCGAAAGGTCTTTCGGTATCTCGGTAAGAGGCCAGCATTCGACATTTTGAAATCCCACCGATTCCATCATGGCACCAAGGCACTGCAAAGTCGGTGCCCACCAGTTCGAATCGTTATTGCCGTACTCTTTGCCCGGGTAAAATTCCATTACCATCTCGTTTCGATTGAACCCGCTGCCGATTCCACCGCGATACGGGGAATATTCATCCAGTGACGCCGTCTCGATATAGATCGAGCCTTCGCAGACCTGGCTTATTTTTTCGAGAGCGAGCAGCGGGTGTTTCAGGTGATAGATAGTTCCGAAAAAAAAGACGATATCAAAAGGATTTTCAGGCATTAAATAAGGATGTGGAATATCATAAATTGAATGATTAATTCTTTTAACCATTTGCCCTTTATCATTATTCCAAGAACCGAATTCATCACCATTTATAACTTCTGGAATAGTAAATCCAAATGCTTCTCTTGCAATATCGAATGTGTCCCAACCATTACGCACATAATCAGGGTTGCCGCATGTATCGGAAAAATCATCGATTGCTACAACTTCACTCGCTCCGCGCTTCAACGCCTCCCACGTCCAGTATCCGTCCCACGCCCCGATATCCAGTACACGCAGGCCCGTCATATCTTCGGGTATGCAGTACCGGGATGCATCTATCGGCGCCCAGCCTGGCGTAATTATCCCGCCGGGAAGCTGGATTTTGTGGTACCATGAATACTGATTGATTTTCTCAATCAAATTATCATTTTTCTTCTGACTACTGACTTCTGAATTCTGCATTCTATCTTCCATTTTATTAAAACCTTTCATCGTTATTAATTTCACCCGGACGGCGGCCCGTGCCTGACCGTCCGGATGAAAAGTTTTTGTTAAGCATTTACTATTAATCGCGCACCGGCGGAACCTGTCGCCGCTGTCACATTCGCCGGGTTGGCCCCTGCGTTTTTACGCGACAGACTGGCGAGGGCGGAAACGCCGACAGTCTGATTTTCAGGCGCAAAATTGAGGCCGATATACCTCTTGCGGCCGCGAAGGTCGATATTGAACTGGAACACGTTCTGCACTGAACTGCTCAATGCCGGCAGTACGAACCCTGCCGAGGTACTCGTTGCCGCCGCTCCCACGCAGGCGGTAATTGCATCACCGTCAGTATAGGCGGTTGGTGCCGTATCATCTTCGCAGAGACGCAGGGTTGTCACCGCGGTACTCGCCGCATCGCCGGTCCCGGCACACAGGTCTATCCTCAAATGGTCGTAGCCGAGGGTATCGACAGTGCCGAAAACAGTGCCGGCCGAGGTCATGGTAAGTCCCTCGAACATCGGTATGGTTTTAGCTTCTGGTTGCATTTTATATTTCTCCTAAATATTATTTATTTGTCAAATCAGATTATTTTCATTTTTAAGAGTAAACTTCCTTCTCGAAAACTAACTATTAGGTTCCGCCGTAAAGACCGCAGATAGGACCTGCATCAGTCGATGTCGCACCGGTAATCGAATGGTGATTGATATCGAACCGCTCGGTCGCCTTGATGCCTATCTGGTCGGAGGCGGCGTAAAGCTCGCTCAGTCTCTGAATGGTTATCCCTCGGCGGGTCCCTATCTTTGAAGACATCGACAGGTTTCCAAACATCAGCATGATCTTGTTATTGAGTGCCGCGGAGGCATCGGTCTCCGGCATTGCAGGCCATTCCTCTATCGGGTAGCCCATATATCTCGCCGGCTGGCCCTCGGCGAGGTTCTGATTGGTATTGCCGCCGGCGGCCGCAAGCAGCCTGTCGAATACGGAGACCTTGGCCAGTGGTGAGCAGTGCCATTTCGAGCCTACCCTGGCATACTTGGGAACCCTCGCCATAACTGCAAGTAGTATGTTGGCGGCAACTTCAGACCAGTTATCGCATCCGCTGGTGACATCGTAATACGAGCCGGTATGACTGCCGTCGATCATAAGGGTCCTGATACCGATGATCTTATGATAGGTACTTGTACCATCGCCGTCGATGCAGGCGGTATCTTCCGAAGTTGCGAAAGCCAGCGCACAGTCCATGGCAATGTCGTCCGCCAGGTTGATAATCGAATCTTCCGACAGTTCGGTTGATATTCTCGTCAGGACAGCCCATTTCCTCGCGGTCATCTCGACAGAGCCCCATCCCTGCTGTGATTCTGTAAGGTCCTCTGCCTCTCCTATCGGGTATGCTGTCAGACCGCCGGTCTTCTTAGGCTGTGTGCTGTGGTCACTGCTCATCGGAACGACTCGCAGATTTCTGCGTGCGTTGCCGTACAGCTCACGAAGGTCGATAATCGTCTGCTCGAATTCATCGGGGACAAGATATCCGCCAGCTGAATTGACGCCTTCGCTCATCGCCCTACTGTCAGGCTCGTTATCGATTCTTAATTCTATTCCATGCTCACGGCACCATTGCCGGCTCGATGCATGGCCGAAAATAGTTGCAAGAATGAATCTTCCGCTTCGGTATGCATTCAAATTGGCGTTCGGGCCATTGAAGGCACGCAGCTGGCCGTATCGGTACATCTTCGGGCCGCTGGTCACCTCGATCCTGCTTCCGCCTGATCCGACGATTTCAGGAACTGATTTTCTTTCCTGCGGCTTCTGGAGCTGCTTATCGACTTTTTCGAATTTTTCCTTCCGCTCGGCAGAACGCAGGTATTCTTCCGATTTTGTAACATGAGCGTTGTAAAGATTGATCTCCTCAACGGTCAGAGTGCGGTTCTCGGAATCCGCTTTTTCCTGTATCTGGCGTGCCTCTTCCAGTTCGGCGGCCGCCAATTCTCTTAATTTCTGTGGATCCATGTTGTTAGGTCCTTTCAATTTTGACCAAAAAAAAGGCCGGCAAAAACCCGGATGTCGTCCGGATCCTCGTCGGCCCCTGTAACAGGCGTTTCGTGGTTACAGCACTAAACGGTAGCTAACCGCCTGGTGCCTGTTATTTTTTTTGGTTTTTTGTTAATTCACTTTTTTTGGCTTTCTATATAATTCACTTTTTTTGACCGCCGGAATCTCGGCCTGGCAGTCTTTATCAGGCTTCGGCCTGTTTATGTTCATTTAACCTGTTGCGAATCCTCTCGGCCTTACGGACGTGTTTTTCATATTCAAATTTCTGGTCGAAAGTCAATTCTTCAAGCTTTGTTTCCGATTTGTCCGACTCATCCGACTCACTGCTGTTTTCTGACGGTTGAGACCTGACGGCTGAGTTTTCTTCTTTCACTTTTTCCAGGCTCCTCGCCGCCACGGAAGTATCCGGGTACGCCGGGTACGTCACCGGCCCTACATCGAATAGCTGTCCTATTTTGACAATAGTCCTTTCCGCCGGTCGGTCATCGTCGAAGTATCTCCAATCATCCTCTGCGACGGTGAACGCGAAGCTGCAGCCGGAAATATCACCCCTGCGGATCTCCTCGAGAGTATCGCGGCCGGTACTGGTATCGGGTACATCATTTTCGAATTTGAGACCCACTGAATTACTCGATAAACGCAGGGTCTTATTCCTCGTCCTGCCCAGTATGAGATTAGGGTCATGGTTCTTCAGGCACCGGACGTCATTATCGAGAACGCCATCGAATGCCCCTGATTTTATACGCTCTTTGAACCATCCCAAATCTGTAAAAGAATTGTACTTGGCTGCGTACCCTGTAAGTTTCGGCTTTTCGTCCTGGTCCACCCTGAAATCTATATCCTCGAACGAAAAAACCCGAACCTCCTTTTCGTCAGTTTTTTTACTTTTTATATTTTGATTTTTGATATCACTTTCAGGCATCTTCGCCTCCTATTCTCTGCAATGTCATTTCAGCTAAATTCGCGGCATCATACTCGGTATATTTTGTGCCGTCGGAAATTATTTCATTTATAAACCCCTCGAGTATTGCCCGTGCCGACTGCTGTTTCCGCATCGTGCTTGCATAGGCAATCACCGGCTCGCTTAATATGGTAAGGGCATTATTCCTGTTCTTCTGGAGATTGCCGTTCTGTTTTTTGATTATCCGCAGCCACTGCGATGTAATAAGCGCCCTGTGTGCCGACCTGACAGGGTCGGCGGACGCCGGGTCAGGCTCACCTGCGGACGGGTCAGGAGTTTTACTGCCCGCCGGTTTCATATTCAAAGGCTCGAGGTATATATCACCATCGGGCCCGATAGTATTCATATTCTCTTTTTTTCGGATATCGTTAGCGCTGAGCCATCCCCCGTTCCTGCCGATATTGTAGCATTCATAGCGAGTCTTGATATCGCCTCTTAATAGTCCTTCATAAAGTATCTCGCAGAACAGGTTGCCGTATTCGGCGGGCATGAACAGTTTATAGTTGCATTCAAGCTCCCACTTGCGGAACCAGTACAGCATCGTTCTCTTGATGAACTCCAGCTCGAGCTGCTCGACGTTGTTATATTTCGAGAATTCCATACTGCCCAGCATGTGCGGCGGTATATTGAATATCCTGCTGCAGTCATCGACTGTATATTTCTGAACCTCCAGTGCCTGCGCCTGTGCGGGATCGATTATTGTCTTATTGAATTTCATCCCCTCTTCGAGGATCTGTATCCTGTGTGCGTTGGATAGTCCCTGGTGTTTTTCGAGCCACGATTTTTTCAGCCTGCCAAAAGCCTCCTGGCTCAGCGTATTCGGATGCTCCAGCACCCCGCCCGGCGAGGCATCGTTACCGAAGAACCTGCTGCCGAACTGCTTGACGGCCACACCGTATCCGATCGCCTCTTTATGGTACGAAACTACATCGTAGCCGGTAAAACCGTCGAAACCCAGACCCTTTATATGCAGGACGTTATAATCCGGGAGGTCGGCGGTAGTATTGTCAGGCAGTTTTATCGTATAAAAAGGTTCTCCTGCCGCATTCAGCTTCCGCTCGACCTTATCCGGAAGTAAAGGCCATAAAGCGACAGGCCTGCCGGCCCCGTCTCTCTGTATCTCTGCATAGCCGTTGCCGTGAGTCAGGACATGGGCCTGCCTGGTCTCGGTGAAAGTAAGTGAATCCATATAATCGTTCGGCCGGTCATGCAGCAGTTTGTAAACCGTGTGCTTCGGGAACCGCTCTTTATTATCGCCGGCCATTCTTTTATATGTAATAAACGGCAGTGAGCCTACTGTCCCGGATATAATCCTCACAGCCGCCCAGAACGGTGTATATTTCAGGGCCGATTCATGGTTTATACGCAGCCCACTCGAAGACTCCTCGCCGCCTGTTATGCAGTCGATGAACCACTGGGCCGGGCGATATGTCCCCGAAGTTGCCCTGCGGCTGATTGCAGATTCAAGTAAATTGCTGATTGCGCCCATTATTTCACCATCGAATCGATAACAAGTCCTATTCCGAATATTGCCAGGGCAATTCCGAACGCTTCTTTAATGCCGTACTGCAGCCATCCGAACGAAAAACTAAGTAATGTAAAACCGATAAGTCTCATTAACTGTTTCATATTGTCAAAATATCCCTTATCTCGTATACGCTCGTCTTTTTCGGCTCTTCCGTCATCCATAAGCCAACATCCATAATCAAGCACACAATTCCGTCGATTCTCTTTGTCGCGTTTGTTTTGCCCTTGGTCCGAACACTTTTAACCGGCCGTATATTGCCGTTGCAGTCCATATACGCCTCGACATTCGAGGCCATCCAGAGTATTACTGGGTGGTTAAGGCCCGCTATCCGCTGTTTGAGATACAGCCTCTCCAGCGTCTTCATCGCCGGCGACATATACTGAATAGTCTGGCGGAACTCCAGCATCTTATCTTCCGGCATCCCCCTGGCTATCATATCCTGCCTGATCGCCTCGGCCGGGCCGTACGGGTCGTATGCGAGCTTCATGATATCAAAGGTATCAAAGTCCTTCTGCATCGACTCTTTGACCATTTTATAATCGATAACATTGCCCGGCGTGGCGGTAACCAGTCCGCCGCGGACCCATTTTTCATACTGTGCGGCGTCGCGGTGCTCGCGGTCATGTATCTTATCGCCGGGTATCCAGAAACGCGGTACTATCGTGAACTTCTCTTCACCGGTCGGGAAGAAGTGGACCTGCGCGGTGATATCGGTATTGGCCGAGAGGTCAAGTGCCGAATAGCACTTTTTACCTTTAAGGCTCTCTGACGGCACGATCATAGGCGATTTCTGCCATTGATCGAGATTCACCCATTTTATATACTGCGTAGTCCATACATTAAGCCTTTTGACGAGAAAATTGTTAAGTGAACCCGGCTTTTGAGCTGCTACCTTGGCCATTCTCCGCATATCTTCTATCTGTGTATTAAAATAACTCTGCGGATTAGCCTTTGGCCAGACCTTTTCATCGGCCCAGTTATCACCTTCATCGATTGAAAATATTATCCCGAAAACATTATCATCTTCGACACTGCCCTCGAGTATCTTGCATATATAATCTCTCATTTCAGTATAACAGAAGCAGTTAATATCGAATCCGGCGGTGGTAATAATAAAATCTAAATGCTGACTCCGTGCCCCGTGAGCCGAATCTATGACATCGTACATTTCCCGCGTCTTATGCGCGTGCAGCTCATCATAGATTGAAAAGTGAGGATTGAATCCTTCGCCCGTATCGCTGTCTTTGCCCAAAGGCTCGTATATCCCGTCGGTCAATTCGAAGCTTATCCTGCCGGTTGTCTTGGCGATATTCAATCTTGACCGCAGGCTGGGCGAATGTTTTACATATTTCTCCGCCTTTGAGTGCAGGACCTTCCTCGCGTGCTGCTTATCGACGGCTATCGAATAATTCTGCGGTCCTGCCTCGCCGTCGATTACAAGCCCGCCGAGTCCTATCCCTGCTGCGAATGTCGATTTGCCCACCTTTCGTGCGATCTCGTTATAAGCCGTTTTGAACCTTCTTATCCCTTCGTAGCGGATAAATCCGAACACGTTCCATACTATGAACAGCTCCCAGTTATCCAGCTCGATTGCCTGTCCTGCGAAATCACCTTCGTAGTGGCGAAGGCAGCGGAAGAACTCCACCCATACCTGTGCCGCTTCCGGGTCATGATAAAACCCCCTCTCCTCGCCTGTTTCGAGGTCTTTATAGAACCTCTCTACCGCCAGTTTCGTCCATTTGCACGCCGGCACTGAGCCGTCCAGAACGCCGTCGCACCAGTTATGGACTTTGGCGTCACTGAGCAGTGTATTATCATTCTGTAATTGAGCGGTTACCATATTTTATGCATGTCTTCTTTTTTCGTTCTGCTGTCGGATCAGTTTTGCAAGCGGATCCTCTGCTGTTGATGCCGCCTCGACATTCAATCTTGAGCGTGATGCAGCCGATAAGCCGAACTCCTGGCAGAGTTTTACCACGTTAGTCAATGCCTTATCCGAGGCCTTGTAGTACGGATGCAGCATTTTCGTCCCTTTTGTACTCTCGGTTAACCCCGACCGCATAACGCGGATCTTATTATTGAAGTTCTTATATTTACCCCATTCGATGCATATGGCCTCTAAAAGCAGAAAATCGCATCGTGCGATCATCTTCAGCTCGATAAGGACATCCATCAGGTTGTCCCACGTCTGCGAAGCTAATTTTGATAATCCTTTCGGCTTATCCGGCACCATAACCGGCGGCTCAGGTATATTCTTGTGCCGGTCCCTGCGGTCGGTCCCTTCGAGTTTATGGAGCTTTAAGGGCTTTGGTCTTCGTCCTGATCTGCCTTTGGCACCTGCCATTTTCACCTCAATAAAAAAACCCGCCGAGTCGGTTTTATCCGATTCGACGGGTTATCTCTTGTAAAGGTAAACCCATTTTAACGGGCTAAATACACTATCGTGTGTATTATTTGTCTAAAAAAACTATATATAGTATGACAATTCACCAACAAAAGTCAATAAAAATATTAATTTTTTATTAATAAAGCTGCCAGTTCTCAGCCTTCAGTTTTCAGCTGTCAGCTGTTGCCTGTTTTATTGCTCTCTAAATTCTATCTGCCCTGCAGTTATTCCATATAGTTTTTGCCTCGAAGTCATTTTTTATTATATCTTTTAATTCCTTAACTGTTTTTATCCCTAATATCGCGGCCAGCTCCTCCATATCCTCGCCCGTCTCGGCCGCTATTTTTATATTCCGCAGGAACTGACCCCTGTCATATGCCGCTTTCAATTCCGGGTGTTTCGCAAGGGCATTTCTAATAGATATTTTCATTTCCGAATCATTTTCAGCCGTAGTAATATCTCCGTATCCGTAACCGATATTTATCATGGAATTGATCGATATCGGCAGCCGTTTACTGCTGCGACCTGTTGTTTTTTTCTTTTTACTGTCGTACCTTTTCTGATAGCCGCCAAGCTCGGTCAATTCTTTTTTCGTCAGTGCCCGGCCTGTTTTCATTTTTTTCAGAAGTGCCAGGTACCGCTGTTTTTGCGCGATCTCCGTTATATTCTTATCTGCAGCCACTATTTTTTACTGCCTTTCCGCTGTCTTTTCGCCTTTAGCCCTGTAAAATCCTCCCATCTTTTAACAATAACGTCGCAGTAATGCTCGTCAATCTCCATCCCGAAGCACCGCCGACCGAGCTTCTCGCAGGCAATCATTGTCGAACCGGAACTGCAGTAAGGTTCATAACATAACATCTCTCTTTTTGTATATATAATCAAATACCGCAATGGCAGCTCGACCGGGAACGCTGCGACATGATTCGATCCCCTGGCTTTACCTGTAATATCGCTCCATACCCCGTTTACTGCCCATGCCGGGGTGCCTGTATTTTGCCCGGTATCATCGGCCGCATCCTTAAACGTAGCTATGAATCCGGCATTGCCGCTCTCATCTGTAAAAGTTGCTAAATATTCCCAGTGCATATCTATTTTATCATTTGCCCGGGACGGCATTACTCCGCCCATTTTGGCCCATATCCTGATATGTCTGAGCATAAAATTATTCTTATTCATTGCATCCATCCACCAGTCAATTAATAGAGCCGGTTGTTTTTTCCCTGTAATTTTTTCTGCTTTTGTGATCGAGCTGATATTCCCTGTATTTATCACAATTTTTCCTTTTGTAAATTTCGTCATTGTTTGTGATGATATATCTATATGAGTGAGAATGCTTTTTTTATCTTTCTCATTTTCATACTCAAAACCCACCCAGTACGGCGGCGATGTGAAAACCATATCCGCTTTCTGACCGTCCATGAGCCGCTCGACATCCTCGGCATTTGTCGAGTCCCCGCACAGAAGTCTATGATCGCCGAGAATATACAAATCGCGTTTTTTTGTCCTCGGTTTCTCCGGTACCTCCGGCACTTCATCATCGTCGGTCAGTCCTTCTTTGACGACATCTATCTCGCCGATAAGCTCTTTAATCCTCAGATCGACCATCGCCTGCTCATCGTCTATCTCGGCGGTCATATCGGCTATATACTGCTCGATCGTATCTATGAACCGGCCCTGTATCTCGGGGTTATTGAGTGATATATTAAGCAGTTTCTCCTTCGAGCTGCTGCAGCTGACGGTTACGCATATACATTCCTTGACCCCCAGCTTCTCGAGTGCCTTGTACCGCTGGTGACCGCCGACGATAATATTTTTGCCGCCCCGGGTATTTACTACGATAGGCTCGACGCAGCCGAACCGCTGTATCGAATTTGATAACCCTTCAAGTGCCTCATCGGTTATTTCCCTGGGATTGTAATCGGCCGGGTTAAGGTCGGATAGTTTGAACTTCTTAATTTCAGGATTTAATCTTTTTTTAGTCATTTATTCACTTCCTTTCGTAAAAACATTCCTAAGTCCTGTATGCTATGTCAGGAATTTTGTTTTCTATATTCTCATAACTACCCCATCCCTCCCCGAAGTTGTAGGTGCAAATATGCCTTATTTTTCCAGGTGCGATATGTTTTGTTACTATAACACCGATATCCTGCCCATTATGATATAAGAACCCTCCAATTGTCCCGTAGTGATGCAGTACTATATAATTTTTATCATCAACACGCAGCAAATCATCTATCTCGTATTCTACCGCCAGCAGTACAACTTCTGCTGTACCTTTAGTCGCTACCTGGTGTATTATACATCCGCAATGTGAAATGCCAAAAGGCAGTTTTGGCCACAGCCATATACCTGTTGTTTTCGCGACACCGATAAACTCCAAAAGTTCGTCTCTGTAAATTATGTAAGGATGCATCCCTTCGCTCTTTATTTTGCAGTAGTTCTCATAACTTGTATAATGATATCCTAACATTATGACACCTGTATCCTGTTACCTGTAATTAAATTCTCTTTCTGCCAGTAATCGATTATGCCGATAGCGTCGGCGATATCGCCGCCCGGGTCCTTACCTGTTTGATATTCGCGGTACTGCGATGTGACGGCCGCCTGCCTTGCCCGTTTCACCACTCCGCGGGTCCAGACGTTCTCGAGTATCGGTATTATCATCGAGTTATTCTCCTGACACCATATATCGGCCTGCGTAGCGATCCCACTCATACCGGCCCCGTATACTGCCAGCCCGGCCCCGCAGCCTTTATGCCGGCTTATATTGACCTTGCCCTTGGTCCATTCGACAAGTACTATTCCCGGCCGGAACTTTTCCAGCAGTATAATTAAATCCAGTCTCATCTGGCGGATCCTGAAGAAACTCTGCTGATTTTTATCCGGTATCAGCAGTCCCGCCTCGACCAGGCGGAGATCGTCTTTTACTGCGAACCCGCAGACCGTACTCGATGGATCCAGCCCGAGAATGTAATTATTATTGGTTTTCAAGTTTCTGAATTTCCTCATCTAAACTATGGTAATAAATCAATTCATTCACCATCTTGTTTCTTAATAATATTTTTAAAATATTTAATGAAATCCCCATTATCACAATCATAGTTAATCCAAGCATCATTCAATAAATCGAAAAACTCACAAATTGATTTTGCATGTAGATATTCTCGATATGGAGGTCGATAATAAGCTAAAGACTGAATTAAAATATCTGGCACACAAAAAAGATCACCATCTTCGCCAAATACAGCCTTAATCGATTGAATCAAAAGCATTGCAATATCCTCAGGACTATCACCTATGTCTCTATTATCTTCAGTAATTTTTGTGCAATCCATTTGTGTTTCATATTTTTGCTGATTAACTCTTTCTATTGTTATTTTTACAATACTCATTTATTCATTTCCTTTTTTTTGCCTATATTTGCCCGATATCAGAATATATTTGAGCCCTGAAAACCGGCGTTTTGACCCCATAAAGCCTGATTTTCATTTTAATTTTAACCGATTTCGGCACTTATAACCTCTTTGTTTACAATTACTTACAAAACCACTTTCGGGAACCTTTTCCATTTTATGACAAAAAAAACGCAAAATGATGCAAACGGTCTTTGGAAAATACTATTCGTATCATTTTACCCCCCCTCCCCGCTCTGTTCGTGTCTTCTTACCATGGCATTTCCCGCACAGCGTCTGCTTGTTATCATCTGTATCAGTTCCGCCCTGCGATAACGGCACAATGTGGTCGCAGTGCGGCCGGTCGCGGTTGTCCGCTGAACCAGGAGTGCATGTCCTGCCGCAGTCCTGGCATTTATACTTATCGCGAATGAATATCCTGCGGCGGGAATAATCCCATCCCTTACCGCCGTAGCCTCTGCGATATGCATTCGGCCTTTTGCCAGGCTCACAAGTGGAAACCTGCCCAGAATTACCATAACCAAATTTACCTGCAGCTTTAACCATTATCCCACCTGTATCCTCGTTGTCCTGTTCTGCTCGATGAATAGGACCTTCTTAATCTTGCCTTCGTGAACATCGAGCCTTAGCTGGTACTCAATCGAGCCGTAGCCGAGCTTCTGTACATCACTGCGGATATCCGGGGCCTGCTGGCGTATCAAAGAAATAAATTTATCAAGTGCATCCATAAAAATCCTTTTTTGTTTACGATTCCATTTCACCGGCAAACGCAGTTTTGGGGCTGGCCCTGATAGGGTGAATATCCTTTTGCGGCGGCGGCAGGCTAATCCCACGCTTAGCCAGCACACCTTCCATCGCGTTATTCCACACCGCACCTGGCTTTCGCACGCCCTTTCTCTTTCGCTGCTGCTGAGCAAGTTGTATCGCTCTGCAGCGAATCTCACACAGCTTCTCATCGGATACGACAACCGCCTTAATCCTCGACCACATCGAGGCGAAGCTTCCCCACTCATCGGCATTCTCTGCTGTCCGAGGCAGTCCTAGTGCCCTGGCAATTTCCCATCCGAACGCCTCGGCGTCAGGGTCCCTCCAGTGCGGCTTGAATATGCCGCTTATGATATTACCTATCTGCTCAGGCGGGCGATTAATAGCCGAGCGGGCAGGCGTTTTAGGCATGATATGCATTTGCTTATTCGCCTGCCCAGCGTCGGAATTGGTCGGGTTTGTCGGGTTTTGAGGTTGTCGTTTGCTCTGGCTCTCGTTAGCCTTGCGGCCTGCCCTGCTTTGTTCTGGCTCTCTCTGCTCTTTTGTAAAACCCGTTAGGGTTTTACTTTCTTCTTCTTTCCCGTAAGCCAAAGGCTTTACGGGAGTTTGTTCTGCTATGCTTGCTTTGCTCTGCTTGCTATGCTCTGCTTTCTTTTGCGCATCACAAGAGCACAACCTGAAATACGCCCGGCCGGCCTTTTTATAACTTTCGATAATTCCGCCTCTTACGAGTTGACCCATCAGTTTGTCGGCCCTTGCGTGACTTATCCTAAAATGCTTCTGTAAACTGCGCTTGGAAGCACTTTGGGAAGCATTTATAAGAGCAGCCGCCTTATCATAAAGCGGGTCATTTCCCTGCTCTCTTGCAGCGGTCATTCTGTCGTCTCCATCGGCCCATGCAGCATCGTTTCCTTTTCCGGCAACTGCAGGTCGGAAGTATCGTATAAAAGGTTTAGGGTTGCCCGCAGAGTCTTTCGCATTAAACAGCGGCCTAAGGTCGGGGATTTTCTTCAAGAACGATATCCGTCTGAACAGCCACGCGGGATCTGCGTGCAGATTCCCTTTACCTATTCTTTTCTGCAGCAGGAACAGGCCGATTACCAGCATCTGGCTGTCGGCGTCCGGCAGCCGCTCGAACGGCTCATAATCGAGCAGTGAGGTATAAACCTTGGCGTACAAATCGTTACTGACCTCCAGACGAGTCTGTGCCTTCTCCCAGTTGATAATTTCGATGTATTTGTTATTACCTTCGTCCCTGTCTGACACTTTAATTTCCTCTTATTAATATTTTAAAAAGCTGCCGCAGATATCCGCTGCGGCACGGAGCCTGGTTAGAGTGAGACTCAGGCACTCACCTATATAGCTATTTAAACTTTGGCGGATATTCAACCTCATAAATCCCCAATTTTCCTTTGGGTCTCAGCCCTCAGCCTTCAGTTTTAGTTGACACCTGACGGCTGAGAGCTTTTTTTTAATTATTTCTCCTGCATCCGAAGAACGTCGGGTTAAGTTTAACGCAGCCCTGCGAAACGATTGTATTTGCGTTAATTTCATTTGGGTCAGGCTCTGCCGGATTATACAGGTCGGTTGTTGCGATAATATTATGATATTCAATTCCCGGCTCGGTCAATTCGATACTCCATGAATATGTATATGTACTTACCCCGTTGGCATCGGTAATAATATTCGGCTGACCAATCGTAATATCCGCCGTAATCGTAAGCTGCCTTACCGCCGAAACTCCTATCTGGAACTCACCGTGTATCGTTTCGCCCACATAATCGCTGTAAGCACCCATGACCGGTGAAGGTGCAGAGTTCGGGTCGAACGGCACTTCTCCGGTCGGCACAGGCGGTGCAGGGCTATAGCTTAAAGCCAATGTCATTGCGATTGCATAAAGTGTTATTATAGTTTTCATAGTAATTGTCCTTTCAAAATATTATTAGAATTTTTAATGTG